TAGCGCACCTGCTTTGGGAGCAGGGGGTCGTGGGTTCGAATCCCGCTACCCCGACGAAAAAATCAAGTCAAGAAAAATTGAATGGTGTCGAGCTGATACAGTTTGTATCGGCTTTTTTCGTTTATGTAAATTAGACACAATTATACCCCGTTTTGGGGCAAATAAAGAGGGTATTTCTTTGAACTATCTTTGAACATGTTTCTCTATTTGCATCCGTTTAGGGGAAATTAAAGCAATCTCCTATCAAATTACCCCGATTCAAGCTGTTTAATGCAATTTTAAACATTTAAAAAACATTAAAACAGTATGGCAACATTTAAAGCGATCGTTTTCCAAACAGGAAGACATATAAAACAAGATGGAACATCAAATATAAAAATTAGAATCTATCATAATAGAGAATCCCAGTATATAGCAACCAGCTACTATATCCGCCCAGAAAACATGGACGCCTCCGGCCGGATCCTACCCAACGTACCAAACAGTGAAATGATAGAGTACGAAATAAATGCGTATATCCAAAAGATCAGGAGAGAGTATTTGAAGCTAGGACAAGAAAGAACCCAATTTATGTCATGTAAGGACCTAAAAGAAGAAATAGAAAAATCATTAGTTCCTGATGCCGAATTTATAGACTTCGTAGAGTTTACCCAAAATATAGTAATTCAAACGGAAAAGAGAAAAACTGCCGATTGGTACAGATCCTCTATCGATACCCTATGTTGGTACATGAAAAGAAAAAAGATAGATATAAAACTTATCACTTCATTCCTGCTGAATAAGATGATCAAAGACTTATATCACTCTGGACCTGCCGGCACACCTTTAGAACCAGGCACGGTAAGCCACTATCTTAGGGGGATAAGAGCATTGTATAACAAAGCAAAACTCTATTATAATAACGAAGACTTTGATATTATAAGGATTCCCGGCGACCCATTCAAGAAAGTTGAAATCCCGGAGTATCGGAGAAAACGGAAGAATATAGATACCAACACCTTATTAAAAATCCGAGATTTTCAGTCTGATAAGAAATGTACTAATATGGCTCGTGATGTCTTTATGATGATGTTCTATATGATGGGAATCAATATCAATGATCTATATAGTATATCATGTGAACGTCGTGGAAGGCTGGAATACACACGTTCAAAAACAAAAACGCGGAACAATCATGAACAAATACCGCTTTCGATAAAAATAGAACCAGAACTCCGCATCCTCCTTGATAAATACACAGAGGGTTATTTCCTCTCCTACTTTCATACCAACTATTGTAACTTGAATAATTTCATGCGTGCAATTAATAATGGGCTGAAAGACATTTGCTTGAATTTAGAGATTGATTTTAAAGTTACTACTAATTGGGCTCGCCACACATGGGCTAGTTTAGCAAGAAATAAAGCCGGAGTACCAAAAGCTGACATCGACTTCTGCCTCGGCCATGTGAACAATGACTATAAAATGGCTGATATCTACATTGATATAGATTATAGTATTTGCGACAAGGCAAATCGCGCTGTATTGGATTTATTGCAAAAAAAAGAAGAAAAAAAAGACTGAAACGTTTGCAAATACAAAAACTCTCTCTATATTTGCAAACATAATGGTGTTGAGCTGGATAAAACAATGATTTTATCCGGCTTTTGTTGTTCCTATACAATTCAATAGCTTTTAATTACTGAAACCTATCTCCTCTTTATGTTATGCGCCAAAAAACAATGACGCATGGAAATTACAGTATCAAAAACAGCTTTATCAGATAAGCTAAAATCAGTCGGGCGAATTATACAGCCTAAAAACTCATTACCTGCCTATGACAACTTTTTGTTTGTTGTCGATGAATTTGGAGTCATTCTAGTAACCGCAGGAGAAGAAGGAGGACGCATCTCTACAAACATTGATGGTGCCGCAGACTTCACCAATTACACTTTTATGGCTAATGCCAAAACATTACTTGACGGATTAAAAGAGATTCCCGAACAACCCTTGATTATATCCATCCTCGAAAAGGAGTTGATTGTTAAGTATGCAAACGGTAAGTTCTCAATACCACTTGAAAAAGGAGATCAATACCCATCTATGAGCACGGATGATACTGCCAGCCCAATTCTCGTATCAGGCAACGATCTATTATACGGAATAAGGCAAGTATTGTTTTGTAGTGCTAATGATGAACTTCGCCCAGTACTGAACGGAGTTTATTTTGATATAGGCCTGGATTCTATGTCTTTTGTTGCAACTGATGGCACTCGTCTAGCGATGATTGAGAATCCGTCTCCTTACACACGAAAAGAGCGGGCGGCTTTCATCCTACCAAGCAAGTTTGCTAAAGTACTTTCTAACATTGTTCCGGAAGATTGCATGGAAGTAGAAATCTCGGTAAACAAGACCAATATTTTAATTGAATTTGATTCATACCGGTTAATCTGTCGTATGATCGAAGGCCGGTTCCCTAATTATCGTGCTGTTATCCCTCAAAAACAACCTAATCGTGCAGTATTAAAGAAGACTGATATAGTATCAGCTCTAAAGCGTGTATCTGTCTTCTGTTCCGAATCCTCATCCTTGGTGGTACTCAAGTTTGATTCTACTTCTCTTAAAATTGAAACTCATGATTTAGACTTTTCTAAATCAGCAGAAGAAACGATCACCCTGCAGTCAGGCTGTAATATTGAAATTGGTTTTAAGAGCAGCTTCTTAATAGAAATGATAAATAACATTCCTTCGGAAGATATTACTATCAGCATGAGTGATCCATCAAAAGCCTCAATCTTTACCCGCTGCGATGAAGAAGTTCGTAGCTTGACTTATCTATTAATGCCTTTATCAATTAATTATTAATGCTATGGGAAAAGAATATCAATCACCTAAACAGGTTATTCAATCGTATTTGGAAGAGAGAGCAAAGAGTGATCCCCTCTTTGTCACTTCCTACACAAAGCCAAACAAAAATATTGATGAATGTTACAACTATATCATAGGAGAAGCAAAAAAACGCGGTGGTAGTGTTGTATGTATGTCTGACGATGAAGTATTCGGATTGGCAGTTCATTACTATGATGAAGATGATATCAAAGTTAGTAAGCAGCCTGCAACAAAAGCAGTTGTTTCTAATCGACCTGAAAAGAAAAAGGAACTTATACCATCTATTGAGAAGCCCAAACCGGAGCAGATTGCTAATAATAAACGTAAAGGAAAGAAAAAGGAAATACCTTCCGGACAATTTTTATTATTTGAAGACTTATGAGACCAAGAACAAAGTTACAGCTTAGAGTTGTTAATTTAAGTAGCCAGCTACCTAATATTGAGAGTTTGATGATTGACTGGGCTAAGAATGAGTGTTTGAAACATATAGGATATGCAACCAAGTCACGTATTATCTGTATGGAGTGCGGCCAACGCTTCGCTCCGGAACTTGTAAAACGTAAACGTGCTGTTTGTCCTCATTGTGATACGTCTTTGAAAATAGAACAGTCGAGGAAGCGTATCAATAAACAGACAATGTTTATTGGCAAGGCAGAAATTTGTGAGGAATTCCAAGTTATCCGAAGCTTTGAATTGATTGCTTACTATCAGGCAGAAGCGAATCCTCGTTATTTTATTCGTGAGATACTGCAACATTGGATAAAAGATGATGGCAACCGGGAGGTAGTAGCTCGTGCTAACAATACGGGACATTGTGGATGGTGTGGAGATTTGGAGATACGTAATAAAGTTGTTGGATCATATTATTACAGTTGTAGTAATGATGTTTATTGTGAACGCTATCATCCAGCCTCCGTCTTTAGACCTAAGTATATTCAAATGGGTATAGATTGTAAATTACGCGGTATGTCATTTCTTACTGCTACCAATATAATTCCCCATTCTCCCAAGGCTGAAACACTTCTAAAGGCAAGACGTTATGAATTAATAGATCATTTCGAGGGACACCGTTACAAGATTGATATGTATTGGCCGTCTATTAAAATTTGCCTTCGAAATAAATATCGGATTAAGGATGTTTCCATGTGGTTTGATTATCTGAAACTACTTGAACATTATCGTAAGGATCTGCATAACGCCCATTACGTTTGTCCTAAGAATCTAAAAAAAGCCCATGACTTGTATGTGGCGAGAAAGAAACGTGATGATGAAAAAGAACGCAAGGCTAAAGAAATGCAACAATTGCTTAAACTCAAGAAGGATGCAGAGAATTATATCAAAGAAAAATCGAAGTTCTTTGACCTAAAAATGTCTGATGGTAAAATAGTCGTAGTACCGCTCAAAAGTCTTGAAGAGTTTCAACAAGAAGGTGAAATCATGCACCATTGCGTCTTTACAAATAAATATTATAAAGAAAAGGATTCACTCATTCTTTCTGCTCGAATCGGCAAGAAACATATTGAGACCGTAGAGGTCAATTTAAAAACATTCAGTATTGTTCAGTCCCGTGGAGCCTGCAATAGTAATACCGAGTACCATAACCGTATTATCGGACTCGTGAAAAAAAATATGAACTTAATACGTCAGAAACTGACGGCATAGCATACAATGACCTATATAGATTATATAAACCAATTTTGGAAGATGAATCGAAGTGTAGAATTCAGCCCGAACGAAGTCTTTTTGTACTTCTATCTCTTGAATGAGTGCAATATTCGGGGTTGGCAGAATCCGTTTGAGCATCCCAACAAGACTATCGTCCTCGCAACCGGTATATCAGAGAAAACCGTCATTGAAGTTAGGAACAGATTGCAGCAAAAAGGTTTAATAACCTTCGAATCGGGTAAGAAGAATGCGAAATCGCCAGTTTATTACTTACTTGACGAAAGTAAAACGGTAAGTAAAGAGGTAAGTAAAAGAGTAAGTAAAAGAGTAAGTAAAACGGTAAACATTAATAATAAGACTAAAGACAATAAGACTATAACTCTCTCACGCGCATGCGTGGGAGAGCTGTTTCCGGAAGATAGTTTTTTCGATAAGTCTTTAGAAGAATGCTATCAGGAACTGAAATCTAATCAGTCATGGGCGGAAACTGTAACGATGAATACTCGTTCTTCCGGTTATGATGAATTTACGATAGAAGCCTTTTACGAGTGTTTGAAGCAATTCTTTATGAAACTACAAAATGAGGGTGAAACGACAAAGTCGCCAAAAGGCGCGATGTCTCACTTTGCCCGATGGTTGAAATTAGAACTAAGCAACAAAAAAGATGGAAAAAGTAAGAGAACAGATACAGATTCAGAAACAAAAATTAAAGTGCGGACCATCAAGCTATGACCCGATTGCTTTTAAGAATTCGATGAATTTGTTCCGAAGATGTTGTTTATATGTATGCCCAAATTTTTGCGTTGACGATCGAAATCGCGAAATCATGAATGAGATTTTTTTATATCTCATCGGAGGGTCGAACGTTTTAGACCGCAGCAAAGGATTGTGGCTATATGGTTCTGTAGGAACCGGAAAATCCTGCATATTGAAAATCATACAGATGTATGACAGGTATAGCAACGGAAAAGACAAAACAGGATATTACCTACAGGGAGGATTCCCGATAGAGGCAGCAGCTTTCGTAGCTAACCAGTATTGCAAGAAAGGCATTGACGGAATCTTAAGTTATGACGGTTCAAATGGAATAGCGTTAGGTCTGGATGAAGTCGGACGAGAGCCTAAGGTAAAGCATTACGGGACAGAGATGGATGTGATACAGTACATACTTCAAATGAGATACGACAACAGGAGAAGTTGTACAACATTCGTGACTACTAATTTATTTCCGGAAGAGATTCATTTAAAATATGGGGAATATATTGCCGATCGAGTTAACGAAATGTTTAATGTTGTGGAAATCGGAGGTAAAAGTCGAAGATAATTGTATCTTTGAAAACTATTATAAAAAAACAAAAAACCATGAAAGAAAAAAAACAGCAACAAGAAGATGATAATCAATTTAACATGAACCTTCTTTACGCACCTGAATTAGAAAAAGCTGTATTGGGTACATTAATGACTGACAAAAAGGCTTATGCGTTAATAAGTGATATTCTTCGTCCAGAATCTTTTTATGAATATCGACATCAACTGATATATGCTGCAATAATTACCCTCGCGGTCAATCAAATGCCGATAGATATTCTAACTGTAAAGGAGCAACTTAGCAAACGAGGCGAATTAGATAAAATTGGAGGACCAGCTTATATAACTCACTTGAGTAGCAAAGTAGCATCATCGTCTCAAACGCAGTATCACGCCCGAATCATTGCACAAAAGTATATATCCCGCCAATTACTTGCACTTGCAACAGATATTCGCTTAAAAGTATTCGATGAAACCCAAGATGTAGAAGATTTAATTTCGGAAATCAGAGGAAAGCTGACTGATATATCCTCATTAAATACGGAACATGATTGTATTCAGATTAACCCCGTGATTGATGAAGTCTATAAACTAATTCAGAAGGCAGCTACACGAACTGATGGACTAAGTGGTTTGGAAAGTGGATTCACTAGATTGGATAAAATGACATGTGGCTGGCAGAATGGTGATTTGATTACTATAGGAGCACGTCCTGCAATGGGGAAAACAGCATTTATTATATCTATGCTAAGAAATATGGCGGTCAACTTCAGAATTCCAGTCGCTTTGTTTTCTCTTGAAATGAGCAATGTGCAGTTAGTCAATCGTCTTATCACCAATGTCTGCGAAATTCCAAGTGAGAAAATCAAGAGCGGACAGCTTGCCTGTTATGAGTGGCAGCAATTGGACTATAAACTAAAAGATTTGCAAGACGCTCCTCTTTATGTAGATGACTCACCACTTATGAAAATGGATATTTTGTGTAATAAGGCACATTATTTAGTAAAAGAAAAGGGTGTTAAGTTGATTGCTATCGACTATGTTCAATTGTTATATAATGACATCAAATATACAGAGAATAGATATTCGGAAATAAATTACTTCACAAGAAGATTAAAATCTTTAGCAAAAGAGCTGAATATTCCTATTATTATTACATCGCAATTGAATCGGGCAATTGAATCTCGTGAAGGGATTGATGCTAAACGTCCTCAGTTAATAGATTTACGTGATAGTGGTACATTATGCGATGATTCTGATATGGTTCTTTTTTTACATCGGCCAGAATATTATAAGATTTTTCAAGATGATCGAGGAAACGATATGCGAGGTATGGCAGAAGTAATTATTGCTAAGCATCGTAACGGTGCACTAGGTGAAATATTATTGCGATTCAAAGGCGAATTCTGTCGCTTTTCAAATCCAGAGGAAGACATATGTATTCCCATGCCTGGTGAACCCATCGGTACGAAACTTGGTTCTTCTTCAATCTCTAAAACCAAAGTGCCATTCTCTATAGATAATCAAATTAAAGATGATGGTCCATTACCTTTTTAAAATATTCGCTGAATTAATTTTCTCTTCAATATTTTTTCTATCTTTGTAAAAGAATGGTGTTGCGCCGGATTTTGAAGAAAAAATCCGGCATTTGTTATTTGTAAGTTACTGAAACACTAAAGTATTCTCTTTGCTATGTCATACTTAATTTAAAAAATTAAAATTATGGCAAGTGAAGCAGTAAATAATTACATAACTAAACGCTACGAACGCTGGCTTGATTACTCTTTGTATCATTGTGGGCTTGCTGGTATTTCAGACGAAGCAACAGACGTCTTGAATGAGGTCATTTGTTCGCTCCTTCAAAAGAAAAGCAGGTTACTGGATAAATTACTTGAGACAAAAAGAAATGGCTATACAGAACTTGATTTCTTTGTTTTGAAGATGATAAAGCTAAACGCATCCTCTCCTACTTCACAGTATAGGAGTAGATACAAGCCCCTGCCTGTGGATGATAATGTAGATTATTCCAGGCTAGATATTGAGGATATTTCAGATGAATCAGAAGATCGAAACGCTGAAATATTAGACAAGCTGCACATAGTAAGGGAAACATTCGAAAGCCTAAACCTTGGTACGACAGCTACCCGCGTTTTTGAGTATCGTTTCTTCCATGATGGAAATTTCTCTGAATGGGAAGGCCCAGAGACATTGAAGCAGCTATATGAAATATATAATGGAGTGCAGGAACTTATTAGAAAGAAAATAAATGGAAATTCATTGTTCTAATTTGTAATATTATTACTTTTGAAAAAAAATAATAAAAGCATGAATACAGAAGAAAACATGATTCCGATAGAACCTTATCTTAAGGACTTTAAACAATATCTTGATGCAAATTCAAGATGTATACTATCTGCTAAATTTGGAAATGGAAAAAGCTATTTTATTAGCAACTTTATGAAGGATTATTCTGAAGAATATTTGTTTATTCCTATATATCCAGTGAATTACCAGGTTATGGATAATAAAGATATATTCGAATTGATAAAAAGGGATATATTAATCAGACTACTCTCAAGTGAGGAAATTAATATCAATGAAATAGAATTGAATACTGCTTCATTGTTCTATTACTTTTTCACGACCAATCCAGGAGATAAACTTTTCAACATTTTAAGTGTAATCCCTGATATAAATTTCTATGGGGTTGATATTAATATTACTAGCGTAATTAAAAAACTGAAAGAAGTCAAGAATAAATTTGATACGTATAAGGAACGATTTGTGTCTGTTGATAAAACATCTGAATTATATATTACCCAATTTGAAGCTTTAAAAGGATCAATATACGAGTTTGATGCTATTTCGCAATTGATATGTGATATAATTCACGAATATAAAGCGAAGTGTTCCAGTAAGAAAGTGGTGTTGATTATAGAAGATCTTGACAGAATAGATCCTGCTCACATCTTTAGAATTCTAAATGTATTTTCAGCTCATTTTGATAGACATACACCAGGTGTTGTCGAATTTGAAACAACCTGTGGAGGTAACAAGTTTTGTTTAGACAAAATTATTTCAGTTTGTGATATTGATAATATCAAGAATATATATGCGCATATTTATGGAGAAAAGACTGATTTTATAGGTTATATAAGCAAATTCTCAAACAGCAAAGAATATATCTATTCTTTAAAGGAAAAAGTGAAATGGTATATTACTAATGTGTTATTGGATAAAGATTTGGAGAAATACCACAAAATCTGTGACATACTATCAGATATCATAATTTCATCGATGGATAATAGAGAAACTGTAGAAAGTAATTTGCGTATAATAAAGGAACGTATAGTTAATGCTAATAAACTAATAAGGGCCCAAAATATAATACTAAATCAAAGATTTGCAGGCAAATATCTAACTTATGATTCAGACTTTACAAAGTTGTTAGCTTTATTGAAAGCATTTGGATTCAACTTCACTGATATTGATATAGAGTCTGCTTTTGATGAATTTGTGAGGATAATAGGTAAATACTGGGCTTTAGCTTCTACGTTTGACAAAAAAATTACTTTTGAAGTTAAAAAAAATAAGATAGAAATTTCATATTATAGAGAAATAACACATGGGATTGGAGATTACCAATTGTATACTTCTCTTTATAATTGTATTGAGGGTGATCAAATTATAGACTTTGATATATCGGGCTTGGATACAGAAGCAAGACCTATATCATTAATCTTTGGTCAGATTAATAATATAGTCGCTTATCTTAATAGAAAATTCATTATTTAAATTAAAAACAGCATTTAAGAGAATACATAATGAAAGAAAACAGCCAAGGAGTTTATATTTTAGTTGAAATTCCTTGGTCATGGAAGAAAAAGTAGAAATTAAGATTGATCCCCGGAACTATCGTATCCATGGGGACGAAAACAAGCGGCTTATCCACAAAAGCCTTGTTGAATGTGGAGCTGGTCGGTCCGTATTGGCCGACCGTGATAATGTGTTAATCGCTGGAAACGGCGTCTATGAAGAAGCTCAAAAGTTAGGTCTCAAAGTGCGTGTTGTAGAGTCTGACGGTACCGAGCTTATTGTTATTAAACGCAAAGACTTATCTACGGAAGATGAAAAGAGAAAACTGCTGGCCTTAGCGGACAATCATACTTCCGATACTTCTGAATTCGATTGGAAGTTAGTGATAGAAAACTTCTCGCCTGATGTATTGAATGATTGGGAGTTTTCAGTAGACGAGATCGAACTTTCGACTGATATCCCTAATTCTGACGATGAGAAAGATAATAATCTTTATACAAAAAAAATAGTATCTCCAATCTATACACCGACTGGCAATAAACCTGCAATATCAGAACTCTATAATCTTGAAACTTACAATTGTCTGATGAAACAAATTCAGGAGTGTAATTTAGACAAGCAGACTAAAGATTTTCTTCAGATTGCAGCTTCAAGGCACATTGTTTTCGATTATGGAAAAATTGCTGAATTTTATGCTCATTCAAACAACATCATTCAAAATTTAATGGAAAATTCAGCTCTTGTCATTATAGATTTTAATAAAGCTATTGAACTAGGATATGTTTGTTTAAAGAAAGAATTGTCAGACTCATATTTGGAGGATTATAGCAATGATGAAAAATAATTGCTTCGTTGCATTGATACTTACACATGGGCGTCCAGACAATGTACATACAGTAAAAACATTACGGAAATGTGGCTATACAGGTGATATTATCATAGTATTAGATAATGAAGATCTGAAGATAGATCGTTATCGCAAAAACTACGAAAACATATATGTATTCGACAAACAAGAAATAGCATCAGAAACAGATGAGGGTGATAACTTCAATGATCGTCGAGCTATTATTTATGCGAGAAATGCTTCTTTTGAAATAGCAAAAGAAAAAGGCTACCAATATTTTATTGAGTTAGATGATGATTATACGGAATTCTCATACACTTATAATCAATATGGTGAAATGAAGCAGAAAAACATTATCAATCTTGATAAAGTACTTGATGCTCTAATTGATTTCAAAAATAAAACAGGTGCTTTAGCTGTTGCATTAGCTCAAAGAGGAGATTTTATCGGAGGAAAGCAGAATAATATAGTTCGTGGTGAATTACTTAAACGGAAAGCAATGAACTCATTTATTTGTGATACAAACATGCCTTTTAAGTTTTTTGGTAAAATTAATGAAGATGTAAACACCTACACTTTACTAGGAAGTAGAGGAAATTTGTTTTTTCAGATTCCGCATGTTTCTTTGAATCAAGTAACAACTCAACAATCAAATGGCGGAATGACTGATATATATTTAGATAGTGGGACTTATGTTAAGTCTTTCTACACAATTATGTATGCTCCTTCTTGTACAAAGATACGCCCAATGGGAAGTGTGTATAGACGCCTACACCATAGTATTAATTGGAATAATGCTGTTCCTAAAGTAATTCCAGAGAACTGTAAAAAGTAACCCCTATTTATATTTTAATTTGAAGATTATCCAAGCTAAGGCAAGAGTTATCACAATTTGTTAGTTATTGTTAGTTTATGACAGAGAAGAAGAATCTGGCCGAGAAGAAAAAAAGAGGGCGTAAATCAGAGTACAGAATAGAGTATGCCGATCAAGCTCTAAAGCTTTGTTTGTTGGGTGCAACAGATAAAGAGCTCTCCGAATTCTTCTCTGTTTCAGAGCAGACTTTAAACAAATGGAAGAAGGATTATCCCGAATTTCTTGAGTCCCTAAAAAAAGGGAAAAATATAGCAGATGCTAACGTTGCATCGAGACTCTATAACCGTGCTATTGGGTATAACTGTAAAGCAACAAAATTTGCAACATCGAACGGGAAGATTACAGATTCGAAGGAATTTATAGAGCATTATCCTCCTGATACAACAGCCGCTATTTTCTGGTTGAAGAATCGACAGCCGGAAAAATGGCGTGACAAGAAAGAAGTAGACGCGAATGTAAACCTTGGTGATGAATTGGAATCATTGACAGACGAACAACTTCAGGCTATTATTGATGGTAAAGAAAAAGAGTGAAAGAGAAATACTGCTTAGACAAGCGAAAGCAGCAACTATACTTCGCAAGCGTGAAGCCCGGAATGATTTCTGGGCTTTCTGCTTATACTATGATCCAAAGTTCTTTGCCAAACGATTATTCTTGAAGAAAGTAGCCGAAGCGTTCATGCGTGTGTATACCTCCTATTTAGCTAATATTATCTACCGCCTTGCTGTCAGTATGCCGCCACGTGCCGGTAAGTCTTATATTTCCTCATTGTTTATAGCCTGGATGTACGGTCACTTCCCGGAAGAATCTGTAATGCGTAACTGTTGCTCTGATACTCTTTACAATAAGCTGTCATACGATACCCGTGATATTGTAAAATCTAAGCGTTACAAAGAGATATTCCCTGATATTCATCTGAAAGGTGATAAACAGAATGTGAAGAGTTGGAATGTGGAAGGCGCTCGCCAGGTATCTTATTTCGGTGGCGGTGTTGGCGGTACCGTGATCGGCTTCGGTGCGTCTATGCTCGCCATGACCGACGACTTATATAAGAGCCTGGAAGATGCGTTATCTGACAATAACAATGAAAAGGTATGGTCTTGGAAACAAGGTACGCACGACTCCCGTATTGAGGGAAGTTGTTGTATGATTGACATCGGGACCCGCTGGTCTTCTAGTGATGTCCTCGGACGTATGGAAGAAGCCGGCAAGTATAATGAAATCATCCGGATCGCAGCTCTTGATGAAAACGATGAAACTTTTTGCGCTGATGTACATACTACGGAATATTACCGGGAACTACGTTCTGAAACCGACGAAAGCATTTGGATGGCCGAATATATGCAGGAACCATTCGAAGCCAAAGGGTTACTATTCCCCAAATCGTCTCTCATGCGCTTCAAATTAGCCGATATTGCAGGAAAGAAACCTGATGGGACACTCGGAGCTTGTGATACAGCCGATAAAGGAGATGATGATTTCTGCGCACCATTCGCAAAGGTGTTCGGACCAAAATATTTCATTACCGATATTCTTTTCACAAAGGATCCTGTTGAAGTTACAGAACCGCGCCTGGCACAAATGGTAATAGATACCGAATGCGACCAGCTACGCATTGAGTCAAATAATGGTGGTCGTATCTTTGCTATCAATGTGCGTAAGCTTGTTACATCGAAAAAGAAATCGTGTGTTATACAAGCCCGGCCAACAACCCAGCACAAGGAAACACGTATCATTATGAAGGCTGGCTGGATAAAGAAACATTGCGCTTTTCTTGATGAATCAGAATACTCTAAAGGATCAGACTACGGTCGTTTCATGAAAGCGCTTACTAGTTATAAACGTGAAGGTGACAATGCACATGATGATGCACCCGACGGAATGACCATCCTTGCAGAGTTTGCGGAATCGCTTGGGCTGAAGTTAAAAACATCTACTCGTAAAGTGGGGCGTGGATAATATGGAGGTATAATTATTAAAAAATCACACCTCCATTCGTTTTTAATTAAAAGATGATTCAATAGCCCTCATTGCAGATCTAGCTTCCCTAAGTACTTTTAGATATGTTGTATATCTAAGAACATCCGTATCTTGGGAATTTAATTTAGTTACTAGAGTCAAATCTGTGTTCATTCTTGCACTAGAGTCTTTTTTTTGTATAATCTGGAATACTTCATACAATCCCTTTGTTGCATAGTCGCAAAATCTGTCTAACTGTTTAGTTAATCCTACAATTTCTTCTTTATCCATATTCTTTTGTTTTAGAGTTTACCGCAAAGTTAAGTAGAATAAATTAACTGACGTATATATTTTAAGAGAAAAGTATATGCCAGATATTAAGGACATTCTAAGAAATGAAGACTTCGGTAGCATAGTAGGTGATTTATGCGTTGATACCCGTGAAAATCGTAATCCTCGTGAGTATATGGAGGAATACAATGGAGACAGGACCCGTCGTAAAGAATCAGTTGGGTATCGGGAGCCTAAAAAGATTGCTGTATATTCAGATACAGAAGTAGAAGTTGACCCCGAAACAGGAGCCGAAAAGCCAAAGAGACTAGAAGACAAGACTGTCGATGTAGCTAAGGTCGTAACCAACCTACCTAAAAAGATCGTTCGTAATTCTGTTGCTTTTCTATTTGGTGGTGAAATGACTATCACAGCAGAAGATTCGAACGACGGGATCTGCGAGTTCAAAAAAGTCTATAAGCGAAAACTCAAGATGCAATCTGTATTGAAAGAGTTTGCTCGCAAAGTGTTGTCTGAAACCAAGGCTGCTATTGTATTCTATCCTGTTACCAAGAACGATGGAAAAAGTCAGTTGAAAGTTAAGATTCTTTCTACTCCCAAGGATAGTAATGTCGAATGTGAATTCTATCCACACTTTGATGAGGACGACGATATGGACGGTTTTCTCTATAAATACAATGCAGAAGTCAATGGCCGTACTTGCGAATGCGTGAAAATCTATACGAAAGATGTTATCTACTCCGGTATCATGGACGGTGTATGGCAAGTGAAAAAGATAAAGAATCGTTTTGGCAAGATTCCGGTAGTATATGCCGAGGTCGATTGTCCGGATTGGGAAGATGTTGCTAATTTGATTGACAAGAAAGAAATGAGACTTTCCCGGCTATCAGATACTAATGATTACTTTTCTGAACCTATACTGAAAACTTATGGTTTAGCTAACCTTCCGAGCAAAGAAACGGTTGGTAAGGAATTGAACTTCAGTATGGAGGTTGATTCAGATACTGGTACATCGTATCACGGTGATGCAGATTATCTTGCATGGCAACAATCTTGTGAATCCGTTACACTTGAACTAAACCAACTGGATGATGCAATACATTCCGGAGCTTCCAGTCCGGACTTGTCTATAAATAAACTAATGGGACTTGGCAACCTTAGCGGCACTTCACGTCGTTTTATGCTGATTGATGCAGAGATAAAAGCTACTGAACAGATGGAAATATTTGGTCCAGTTGTTCAACGAACAGTAGCAATCGTCCAAGCAGGAATGGCAAATATTACACATACAAAATATGCATCACAGCTAAATGACAACTACATTGAGGTAGAGTTTGGTAGTATTCTCCCACAGGATTTGGCGGAAGAACTCAAGAACCTTGAAACTGCTTCTCAATTCAATAGTAAAGAGACGATTATTAAAAATTCACCATATACGGATGATGTTGAAGAAGAGTTAGCCCGCAAGAAACAAGATGAGAAAGATACCGCTCAAAACAATTCATTCCTAGGAGCTACACTTTAACTATGCCTGGACTTTCTTTCTACGATAAACAGCATATACAGAAAGTTGCTGCACAGCAGGCCGTAATAGCCAATATCTTTAATCAGTTTATACTTTCTGTTTCCCCGTATCTCCGTAAATGGTCTGATGCGGGGAAAAACAATGTATGGATAAGCAATCAGGGAATAGAGAGTGCAGTTGACCGGGAACTGCTGAATCTTGAATCAATGCTATATGCTAATATCTCTGCATTTCAAAAGGACGGTTGGGAACGAGCAGAAAGAAAGAATGATGATTTTATTTCCCAGTTCATCAAGGGAATGTCTATTTCCAGTGCAACGAAAGATGGAATGTTTACCCATAGTCTATCTGCATTTGAAGCTCTAAAAAATGATATAGACGCTAACGGATTCAAATTATCTGATAGGGTCTGGAATATTACACAGCAGACGAAATCGCAACTCGAATTCTATCTTGATAGTGGCGTAGTTGCCGGACGTAATTCAAACGGAATCAGTAGTGATATACGGCAAATTTTGCAAAATCCCCAAAAACGCTTTCGCAGGATCCGGAATGAGAAAGGCGAATTAGTTTTGTCTCAACCGATGAAAGATTACCACCCAGGACAAGGCGTTTATCGTTCTGCATATAAGAACGCTCTCCGGACATCTGCAACAACGACGAACACAGCTTACCGGAGTGCAGACTATGAACGTTGGAGCAAACAAGACTTCATATTAGGTATTGAGATACATCGCTCGGCCAATAATCGAGGACCGTGCAAGATCTGTGATGCGATGGTAGGTAAATATCCGAAAACGTTCAAGTTTACAGGCTTTCATCCTTTTTGTATCTGCTTTGCCACTCCTATCACCATGGAGCCGGAAAATTTTGCTGATTTCCTGCTGAATGACACAGTTCCGAAAGAGCAGGTTATTACAGACATTTCCCAGGGAGCAAAGGATTTCGTCATCGAGAATAAAGATGGATTGCAATCGGCTTTCTGGTACAAGGATAACTTTACCAATGATGGAGGACTACAAAGAGAAATAGTTTCCCAACCTATTACGAATGAAGTTATAAAGGTTTCTAAACCTAAACGTATCAAGACTGATTCTGAAATTGCAAATATTAAACAAAAATGGAATGAGCGAAAACTCTATAACAAAATAACCAACACAGAGAATGAAATACGCCTGAATAAAAGCTTTGAGACAGGAGTCCTATTTGACAGGAATGGTAATGTTGTAATCGATAAGCGCGGAGCCAAATATAGTGTTGCGTTTACGGATGAAGAATGTGCAAAGATGAAAGATTGCGTTTTCACACATAATCACCCAAGAGGCTGGCAAGAACCAGAAAAGAGTTTGGGACGAATAGGTAACTCATTCAGTCCGGCTGATATGTATCTTGCAATAGCTCATAATGTATCAGAAATGAGAGCTGTAACACCTAATTATACATTCGCTATGAAACGTCCCGAAGAAGGATGGGGAATTACAATTAGTAAATTCGAAAAGCTAGTGAATCGGGAGAATAACAAACTAAGAGTAGAGTTTACTGCTAGAATCAATAATAATACACTATCCCCAACAATGGCTTCAGTGGTCCATTATCATATATTATGGAAACGGATATCTGAAAAAATGGGATGGAATTATACAAAAGCGAAAACTCGTTAATTGGATTCTTTTAGGAAGACGAACTCCCCTTTTTGGTCGCTTTCTCTTTTGTCATGTACCTGTGAACCATCAAGGTACTTAACAGGAATGCCATTAGGGTATGCCGGGCATTTTAATTTATCAAAATTAAAATGCTTGCATTGTGTACACTTAGATATATACACATTGTAATATTCGTGTCTATCTTCTATATAATCCATTTTATACTTTGACATAATTACAAATATATGCATTTGATTCTGAAATAAAATATATAAGCAGGAAAAATTTACTCCCCTTATATTTTAATAGAAAATCGTTATGACAATCATTGATGCTATTAAAAAGGGCTTGAAAGCCGCAGGTGTAAACGAAAAGTACGCTGTAAAGGTTCAGAAACTCTTCAAAATCGAAAAGGAGGAGGATATTGATACTTATATTGCCTTGTTCAAAGACAATATTCTTCCTGATCTTGAAAGCACATCCGCAATAGAAAAAGCAAAAAAGGATGCTATTGCCGAGTATGAAAAGAACAATGGTTTAAAGGATGGTAAACCTATCAAGTCGGCTAAAAAGACTAAGAAAACAGTAAAATCCGATGACGATGATGAAGAAGACGATGATGAAGACTTCGAAGATTTGCCCGCATCTGTAGTTAAGCTATTGAAAGCCCAACAGAAGCAAATCTCCGAGTTGACCGCATCGGTATCTTCTGTCGTATCAACAGTCACAACTTCCACGAAACAGGCATCAGCCAGAACACTATTTGCAGATGCAAAACTGCCTGAAAAGTGGTTTAACCGTATTGATGTCAATTCTGAAACTTCTGTTGAAGATCAGATTAAAGAGTTGCAAGAAGAATACGCTGAAATCAGACAGTCAGTAATAGATGATGAGGTTGCCGGTGGTGATTACAAGCCTAATTCCTACAAGCCCAAAGAACGTTCAGAGAAAGAATGGCTGGAACTAATGGAGGACGAGGAAGGTGTTAATAACGGGACTGCCAGCCTTGGACTTGAAGAATAATAATTAATAATTAAAAGCTATGTTCAGAAAAAAGCAAAGTGAATTTCAGTATGCCCCCGGAATCGAAAAGATTATCGAGGACATTCAGGGCGGTGGAACTATTGCCCGTGCGGAACTGAAGGGAATCATTGATGAACTTCCTCCGCTTGTTATGGTGGGTAAGGACACTAACGGTCTTTATCATATTGTTAAGACTGGAAGAGTTACGGCTGTAGCTGCTGCCGATGCGGTAGCTATTCAGGTAGCAAAGAATCATGTGTTTAAAGTTGGGGAAGCGGTTACAATCGGCGGTGCTTTAACTGGAGCTTCCGATGTAATCTCCGCAATCGACAAGACCGCCCCGGCCTATGACACAATAACTCTTGCTGGTCCGATTGGGGCTGTGAAAGTAGATGATGTGTTAGTACTTGTAACTGCTAAAGCTGCTGCCAAAGCTGCAAAGTTCAAGTATACCCCGGAGGTTATCACCATGAACAAGGTTGATGTGACCGTAGCTAACCAGCAGTCAGGTCTCTTGGTGCGTGGTACTGTTAATGAAGCAGTAATGCCCTACCCTGTTGATGATGCTATTAAAGCGTTGCTTCATTTTATCCGTTTTATGTAATCCATTAATTCATAACTATATATGGAAAGAAGTTTAATTAAACAAGTGAACCGTAAGAATATGGGCGCCCGCCTTAACTCGCGTAAGGTTAAGCCGGTGTTTTTCCCTAATTTCTTCGGTGTAAAGCAGAAGAACTCTCTGAAATGGGAGACTCTTACAGGTGAGAAAGGTGCACCAGTTATCGCTGACGTTATTTCATTCGATTCTTCCGCACCTCAAAAGAAACGTGAAGTTATCGGTAAGATGTCAGGTGATATTCCTAAGACTGCTGTAAAACGCGGTATGAACGAAAGTGATTGGAATGAATACCAGCAACTTAGCAGGGATTGTGAAGGTGATTCGGATTTGAAATCTATTCTTGACCTTGCGTTCAAAGATCAGGATTTTGTATATAATGCTGTTCGCGGTCGTTTTGAATGGTGGTGTATGCAGTTGATGTCCAAAGGTGGATTCGTTCTCAATTCAAGCAATAACAATGGTATTGTTACCGAAGAATTTGTAGGCTGTGGTATGCCTAATGAAAACAAGAAAGTTGCTGCTGTGGATTGGTCTAAGTCTACAACGGCCGACGGCTTGCAGGATATTGAAGATACCGTAGTTGCCGCTTCTGCCGAAGGTGTTACTATCAAATATGTAGTGATGCGCAAAGATAGATTTGCTCTATTGAAGAAACAGAAGGCAGTTATCGAAAAGGTTAGGGGCTGGATTAATCAGAAAGAAAAGCTGACTATCTCCAAGAAAGTTATCAATGAGTATCTTGCTGCCCAAGAGAATACGGAAGGTGTTCAGATCGTTCTTGTAAGTCCATCCGTTCGTATTGAGAATGCCGCTCATCAACGTACTACAGTAAATCCATGGGAAGCTGCCAATATTTGTTTCTTGGAAGATTTGCAGTGTGGCGACGTTCAGCATGGACCTATTGCAGCAGAACACTCTGTCGAGTACAAGAAGAAAGCTTCCACGCTGAAAAAAGACTTTGTTTTTATCAGCAAGTGGTCTGAACTGGAACCGTTCAAAGAGTGGACTAAAGCGGAAGCTAACGCAATTCCAGTAATCAATGACCCTGATGCAATGTACATCATGAAAACTGATGGCCAGGCATGGACGGAAGGTGAAGATACTGAAAAAACAGACGAAGAGGGTTATTAATCATCTATTATGGCAACAATCAGAGAAACAATACTAGAATATCCCTCCATTGAGGATATGAAAGGCTTCTTGGATAAGGTAGTCTTCGTTAAGCGGGGTATCAACTCCGAAGCAGAATGTACTGCTGAAAGCATGAAGCAAGTCGGTCTTTGTGTCGCTGATACGTACGCCATGTTAGTAAACTCACAGGATTTCAGTGAGAATAAGCTTTCTATCACTCATCCCCGTTCTTTCTATGTCCAGACTGCAAAACAACTGTATATAGAAAACGGGGAGCCGGAGAAAGCCGGTAAACTCGGGAAACGAATCATTATCAAAGGAAAGGCTGGTAACAGATGGTAAAACGATATCCACATACAGCGATAGTCACTATCGACGTTAACGGAAAGACAGTAAACGGTGAATGGGTTCCGGGGAAACCGATTGAAATATCCGTTCCCGGACGTTATGATCCTGTAAGTGATGGTACTGTTGTCTATAAACGTAATTCGGCTGGTGATGAAGCGCAAGTGCATGGTTATTTCTATACCAAAATTCAGCCTCAATCAGGTAGTAAGTTTTTGCGTTTGAAAGTCGCTTCCAAAGGTATTGACGTACCGATTATCTGTTGGGAACCTTATCAATCACATTCAATTATTAACGTATGAGAAACGGCATGACTCCCCTATTCACCTTTGATGAAATGGAACGTTGGTTTGAACACTTTCAAAGCAAAGCGGAAGACAAGATGCTTGTTTTCCTGCAAGCTGGAGGTGAAAAGTTTATCGAAGTGGCTCGTCGGAGTGGTTCATATAAAGACCAGACAGGTAACCTTCGAAGCTCTATTGGATATATAATTGCGAAAAACGGAAAAGTGGTTGCAGAGAACTTTACCGAAAGTGAAAAAGGAACTGATAAGACAACCGGTAAGTATAAAGGGCGTAGGCTTGCAGAAGAAGTATCTCTGTCTCATTCCGGTGGTTACGTGTTGGTTGGTGTTGCAGGAATGGAATACGCGGCATCCGTAGAAGCTAAAGGGTATGAAGTAGTTTCAGGAGCTAATACGCAATGTGAGAAATATCTAAGAGATACATTGAAATCTGTTTTTAGAAAGATTTGATTATGGATGAATTCGACGCTGTAGATATAGTCTACGATGCTGTGATTACTGCAAAAACTAATGTTATGATTTACAAAGATGCATCGGAATCGGGTGTTACTAATGAACATATCGTTATCAATCACCTGCAATTGAATGAGCTCGACTTCATTAATAAAGTACCTGTTAACGTCAATATCTTTGTCCCCTTGAATGAAAACGGCATGCCCCGACGTCAGCGCATGAAGGAACTTAGGCGTAAGGTAAGGAAATCGCTTGATTCAATCAATAGCAATGACGGTACATGTAAAGAAGTGACAGTTCTCTGGAGTGTTCCAATGCCGGACTTCAAAGAGGGCTTTGCTTGTACAAATATTAGATTAGAAATTTTAATAGATCAATAATTATGACAGGAGAAGTAAGACCTATCGCTATGGGCGTAGGTAAAATTAAATTCGGAACAGTCGGTGACGGTGTTCCAGGAGCGGACCTCAAAGATTTTCCTCTTCCGACAAAAGGAAGTGTTGCATTTAACTTTGCAGATCCCAAGGAAGTGAAGATTGAAGTAGAAGGTAGTGAAGAACCCCTTTATGTTGAACTGGTGAAAGATACGACAGATTATGTTGAGTTCTCCATCCCTACTCCATCCAATGAAGTCCTTAAAGAACTGGCAGGCGGTGAAGTAGATACAACAGGAGGAAAAAATATCTGGAAAAAGCCTCTTAGTACTCCTTCTATCTCTAAAACGTTCCAGTGTGAAACATTACCTAAAGACGGTAAGAAGGTCGTTTATACCATCGTAAATGGCAAGATCGCCTCAAAGATTTCACAGGCTCCCGGATCAGAGCAAGCAGAGTTGTTGCTTGTTCGTGTATATATGCAAGCTGCTGTTACTGCAGACGGTAAGAGACAGACCGCTTTTATGCGCGAAGTAGTTACTATTGCCGAAGGCGGAGAAGCCCCAGCTAATGCAGCGAATGTCGAAAGCGGAGAAGCTGCTCCAAGTGCAGCTAAGAAATAACTAATTGGATTCCTGTATAGCTTAGTTGGTAAAAGCGCTACATTGGTTATGTAGATACCGGCGGTTCGAATCCGCCTGCAGGAGCAAACTTTTGAAGAATGGAGCCGAAAGTATTGAAAGTTAGTCGCGAATAACTGAATGTATTGCCTGGAAGTACAACGGGCTAGGCTCCTTGAGGAAATTATGAGTATAAAGAACTTATTTCAGCAAGAATCGGAATCCGTAACGGAGCAGCCTGTCAAGATTCCATTTGATTTTACTAACCGAGATTCTATTCCGAAAGGAAAGGATCCCGGTGATTGTATTGTAATAAAGCCTATCACTGTCCGGACATGGTTTAGAATTCGTCCACTTCTCCTTGAAATTGAAAAAGAAGATATTGATAAAATGATTGTTAAAGATGGTGAGCTGAATGCTGATTTTCCAGAATTGATGAATAAATATGGAGGACTACTTCTCGATGTCGTTTGCCTGGGCATTCATAACAAGCCAAGTGATCCGCCGGCATGGTTTAAAAACGCCCTCATTGACAATACGACATGGGAGGATATACGCATATTATTCAATGCAATCATATATCGCATAGGGTACCACCCTTTTTGTACCTCTATCACGATGCTTCGGAACGTGAGCCCGCTACGAGAGACGGAGATAATAGCCGCTCGGAAGAATCTGCAAAGCTGGAAGGATATAACCAAAGTAGATTCTTAGTTATTGCAAAGGAAGCTCTAGGATTAACGTTTAATCAAACGTTGGATAGTAGCTATGGATTAATAGAGATATTACTTCAGGAGTACTCATTTGTGATGAGACAGCGTAATAAGATGACTGACGAAGACGGAAATGTTGAAGGACGAGATTATGAGTGGGTAGAACTTCCGTCTTTTGATGACCCTAGTAAGACAGTCAGGATAAAGAAATATAACGATATTGCTGGAAAGGTCAAACGATAAGGTAATTTGCCATTGTGTTTATATATTAGGTTAACTGTTTTTTTATTAAATTGGTTTAGAGTATGTTTTCTAGTCCCTTGTATCTGTGAAGATATGGGGGATTATTTTTTAATCTCCTGAAGCTTCTGATTGAGAGATGCATTATCCCGCTGTAGATTCTCAATCAATCTTTTCTGATAAGCGAGCATCCCTTCAATTCTTCCTTCATCCTTGCCCTTCTTGTAAGCAGCATTGATTTCTTCTTCTGTGTAGTTCCTTTTATTCGCTACAGATACGTTCTCATTTTCCTTGGTCATGGCGCTAATGAATAGTAATTTATATATTATAGAAAAAGGCTATCTCTCCCCTATTCTTTCCGACCAAGGAACATAATCTATTGCAACGCATTAGGATTATGTAGCAAAGGGAATTGATAGCCTATATTGTGATATAGTAGGCGAATCAACTCCCTAATACGTTGAAATAAAAATCGTTCCTTGGTCTTAGAACACTGCAAAGATGCTTATTCTTCTCGAAATAGCCAAATTTTACCTCCTCTTTATATTTTAAGAATAAATGCTATATGGGTATTCAGAATAAAGATGGTGCGTTATATTTCGCTACAGGTATAGATAATTCAGGGCTATATTCCGGGCGTCAAGAAGCGATGGGAATCATAAAGGCAATGGCCGGTGAAATTACCGCTTTTGATGTATTCGGAGGGATTGGCATTAGTGCGGGAATCGCTTTTACTCAAGCAGCCAAAGAAGCATATAACTTCGAAAAGCAGTTCCAGCAAAGCATGAAAGAAGTTGCAACACTTTCAAGCGGAATAAAAGGCAGTCTTACCGATTTCATGAATAGTGCTATCGATATGACTAGAGAGGTTCCAGTTGGAGCCGTAGAATCAGCTAAAGCACTATATCAGATTGTATCTGCAGGACATGATGGAGCGGATGCTATGAATATTCTAAAAGTATCTGCTAAGGCTGCTATCGGTGGCGTTACAGAAACGGCTACTTCGGCAGATGCTATCACTACAATTCTTAATGCGTATAAAAAAGGAGCTTCCGAAGCAGAATCTGTTTCTGATATGTTATTTACCACAGCCAAGTTTGGTAAGACTACAATGGGAGAACTTGGAAAGAGTATTGCTCAAGCTGCTCCTATTGCCTCGTCCTTTGGCATTGATATCGAAGACGTGCTAGCAGCTGTCGTATCAATAACTAAACAAGGAGTTCCAACAGCCGAAGCTATGACTAAAATACGTGCGGCAATTATGGGAACGGCTAACCATTTAGGTGATGCAGCCTTTTCCGGACGTTCTTTCCAAGAAGCATTACAGCTCATCTATAACGAAGCAAATGGAAGTACCACAAAAATGAAAGAGTTATTAGGTACTGACGAAGCTTTACAAGCCGCCCTAATGATAACCGGACAGAATGCAGTAGGTGCTGCGTCCGATCTGGATCAAATGAAAAATGCAACAGGTGCAGCAGAAGCTGCTTTCAAAGAAATGTCTTCATCAACCGAGAATCAAATGAAGCTTCTTAGTAATAATATAACAGCAGCCCTTCGCCCGTTAGGACAGGAAATTTTGAAAGAGATATCCAGTGCGGCACAATCAATGAATGAAGCCTTTGCCGATGGAAGCGCTCAAGAAGCATTAAAAAATATAGGAGCTTTGATCGTTGTCGTTACGACGGCTCTTGCTGGATATAAAGGAAGTATTCTGGCTATAAGTACTGCTAAACAAACTTATGTAACAGTGACAGCGCTTGTTAATAAACAGCGTGCTATTGAAGCCGCAGATTTAGTCCTAAAGAAAGGCTTGTACGCTATTGAGGCAACAATGATTGCAAAGAATACATCTTCTCGTATCTTATTGACAAAAGCCCTCAAAGCTCAAACTATTGCACAACTAAAAAATGCTGCTGCAATGTTAACTAATCCTTATGTATTAGCTGCAGCTGCTTTTGCTGGACTTGGATATGCCGTTTATAAGTGTGCTACCGCTGAAACTGAAGCAGAAAGGGTACAAAAGAGATATAATAAAGTTGTAGAGGAACAAACTCAACAATTGGACGAGTTGAAAAATAAAACAAATAGCCTAGTTTCTATTGTTCAGGATGAAAATTCAACACAATATGACAAAGTTAAAGCATATAAGCAACTTCAAGCTCTAATGCCAACCGTCTTCTCCAATATGGATATTGAGACATTGAAACTTATGGATCATCTCTCTTTGAATAAACAAATTAATAATGAAATAAATAGAAGAGAAAGAATTGGGGCAAAGACCAATCTTGTATTAGCCCAAAATAAACTTAATTCCATAAATTCACGTCTTGACAAAACAAGCAAAGAACAGGCTGAATCTCCTAGTGGACAAAAGGCCGCCGTTATTCAAAAAATTCAAGAGGAAAAGAGAATAGCAGAAGAAGAACTAAAAATTGCCCAAAAACGTGTTGATGAAATTCTTAGTATTCAAAAAGAAGCAGAAGAGAAATCAAAGCCTAAAGAGTTAAAAATAATCTCCCTTCAAAGTAATATCGATACATTAAAAGCTGAAATTTCGGAGCTTCAATCACTCGTAGATAAGGAACAAGAAGAAAATAACGGCTGGTCTCCAAACGCATGGTTACTTAAAGCAAAAAAAGGTCAGCTTTCCACCAAAGAAAAGGAAATAAAGTCTTTACAAGGCAGTGGGATCAGCAAAAAGGTAGAGACTAAAACAGATAAAGCCTTTTGGACAAAGCAAAAAGAAGATGCGACGAAAGCACTAGATTCAATCGCTTCGTCTCAAAGGAAGTTGATGGACGCAGGGAACTTCAAAGGAATAGATTCTGCTGTGGTGAAATCCTATAAAGAAAACGCCAAGAAGTTGAAAGAAGCCGAAAAAGAATTGAAAGTCTATGATTCATCTTCCAAGAAGGATGACCAAGCGAAAAAGCTACGTGAAGAACAGGAGAAATATAAACTCCTGCTAGATAAGCAGAATAGAGAGCAACAGCGTATGAAAGAAGACTCTGCAAACCAACTAGAGCAGCTTGAAATAAATAAGCTTAAAGAGAGCAGTGAAAAGGTTCTAAAACAAAGGGAGCTCAATCATAAACTAGAATTACAGGCTATCGATCGCGAAGCTGAAAACAAAAAGTTAAAAGTGATTGAAGATGCTCGTTCCGCCTTTGATGCTAATCCTGAAAATAAAGATAAAATCTTCAATGCATCAGCATATGTCAAGTCAGAGCCAGTAAAGAAACAGTTTGATGCATTTGATAAAGTTGCTAATGAAAAAAAGGAAACTACAGATTTAAAGTACAATCGTGGGGATGATTTAGCTGATTTGCTGAATCAGTATCAAGACTATACGGACCAACGCCTTGCTATTGAACGAAAATTCAACGAAGATATTGCCACCTTGCAGGAACAACGTAAGCAAGCGGTTAAGAATGGAGATACAGAACAGGTTGAACAGATTGACCGTTCCATTGCACAAGCTACTAAAAACAAAGGAATGGAGCTTATGAGCTTGGATTAT